GTACTTTGACACTGTTTGTGTACGGGTAACGTAGCAGCGCGGAATTTGGCTAGCGCCAGCCTAAAAAAAGTCGTTTCGTATCAAGGAGTTACAATGCAGGAACCAAAGGTTGAAATGATTGGCATTGAGGATTTGATCCCGTACGCCAATAACACGCGCACACACAGCGATGAGCAGGTAGCGCAGGTTGCAGCAAGCATAAACGAATTTGGTTTTACTAACCCAGTATTGGTAGACGATAAAAACGTAATCATCGCAGGCCACGGTCGCGTCATGGCGGCTCGCAAGTTGAAAATGGAATCGGTGCCTTGTATCCGGCTATCGCATTTAAGCGATAAACAAAAAAAGGCATACATCATCGCCGACAACAAGCTGGCGCTGAATGCCGGCTGGGATAACGAGCTGCTGTCGCTTGAGCTTGGTCAACTCCAGGATGATGGTTTTGACCTATCGCTAACCGGTTTCAGTGATGACGAATTGGCTTCTTTGATAGTGCCAGAAGAAATTGAAGGGTTAACCGACGAGGATGACGTGCCAGAAGCGCCGGAGGAGCCAGTCACGGTCGAGGGCGATGTGTGGATACTAGGGCGGCATCGAATCGTTTGCGGTGATGCGACCAATCCTGATCATTGGGATGCTTTGAATATAGAGGATGGCGTAGTTGTCTTTTCCTCACCCCCCTACAATCTAGGGGATTCAATCAAGCTCAGTAATAATTCTTCTTTGAATAAGAAGGAATCCGCATACGAGACATATAAAGATTCGGCGTCGGAATCGGAATACATAGACCTAATTGAAGGCGCAATGTCGTGCGGCATAATTCATTGCCATGTGATAGCGTTTAACCTTCAACCCTTGGCTGGATCAAAACGTCCTTTAATGAAGTTAATGGCAGATCATTCTAGTAATTTGATTGACATTATTACTTGGGACAAGGGTCACGCTGCGCCACAAATTGCACAGGGCGTAATGGCATCACGTTACGAATGGGTTTTTCTGTTCTCTAATAAGGACGATGCCTCTAGGGCTATCCCTTATGCCTCATGGCAGGGAAAATGGTCGAACGTCTATAACGCTCCCCCTCAACGCAATAACGAGTTTGCTAAGATTCACGGAGCGACATTTCCCGTTCATCTCCCGGAGTTCATTGTTGGCGATCTAATGAACCGTAGTCGAGGGGTTGTTGATTGCTTTTGTGGTACAGGAACGACGATCATTGCAGCCGAGAAGCTGGGAAAGATTGGGTACGGAATTGAACTCGACCCCAAATACTGCGACGTCATCATCAAACGCTGGCAAGACTTTACAGGCCAAAAGGCCGTACATGAAGATGGCCGTTTATTTGACGACATGGTGAAAGACGATGGCGCGTAAACAAAGCGACGAGCCGTACACAAGACCGGCGGCAGATAGTCCAACATACCCCGTCACAACAATCGCAAAGCTATTGCTCGTCAGCGAACGAAGGGTTCAGCAGCTATCAAAAGAGGGTGTTATACCCAAAACCGATCACGGTCGTTATGAGCTTGCACCAGCCGTTCAAGGGTACATACGATATTTGCAAGAACGGTCGCTTGGACGGCCATCGGCCCCAGTTGATTACCATATGGAGAAGGCGCGGCTAGTAAAGACGCAGGCTGATAAGGCCGAGATCGAATTAAAGGAGTTGAACGGCGAACTGGTAAGAACGCAAGACGTTTCCGATCAGTGGTATAGCACGATAACAGATTGCAAATCTCGGTTATTATCCATCCCATCAAAAGCCGCTCCAATCGTTGCGGCAGAGACCAATCCTGGGGAATGTCAGACGATCATTGACGATCTTGTAAGGGAGGCGCTTGAGGAGTTAGCAAACTATGCAGTCAGCGAAAGCCATAATCCTGAAGGGGATGAAGGCGTGGAACCCGCCGCCTAAACTCACCGTTAGTGAGTGGGCAGATGAAAACCGGCGTCTTGACGGCCAGTCGAGCGCAGAACCTGGGCGCTGGTATACATCACGGGCAGAATACCAACGTGGCATTATGGATGCCTGCTCAGACCCATCTATCCGCGAAGTGGTGGTGATGACCGGTGCCCAGATTGGCAAGTCAGAAGCCATTCTTAACATCGTTGGCTATCACATCGACAACGACCCGTGTCCCATATTGGTACTACAGCCAACACTTGAGATGGCACAAGCGTTCTCAAAAGACAGGGTGGCGGCAGGTTTGCTCAATTCAACACCATGCCTAAAGGGCAAGGTGAAAGACCCGCGATCGAGAGATTCCAATAACACCACCCTGCACAAAGTATTCCCCGGTGGCGCTCTCACAATGGTCGGTGCAAACAGTGCGGCAGGACTGGCATCGAGACCAATCCGGCTTGTTTTGTGCGACGAGATCGACCGCTATCCAGCCTCGGCAGGCTCTGAAGGTGATCCAATCCAGTTGGCGAGAAAAAGGAGCGCGACCTTCTGGAACCGAAAGATCGTTATGGTGTCTACCCCGACGAATAAGGATGCCTCACGCATTGAGCAGGCATTCGAGGCGTCTGATAAGCGGTATTACCACGTTCCTTGTAAACATTGCCATCACGATCAACGACTGGTGTGGCGCAATGTCCGGTGGATGGATGGAGACCCCGACACCGCCAAATATATGTGCGAATCGTGCGGCGGTTTATGGACGGATGCAGATAGGCAGTGGGCTATACGCAACGGGCAGTGGGTGGCAGAGGGTGAGTTTAACGGCATCGCCGGGTTTGCTCTCAGCGGGTTATACAGCCCGTGGACACCATTGGCCGATGGGGTGAGGGACTTTCTGGCGGTTAAGAAAAACCCAGAACAATTACGGGTGTGGACGAATACTTATCTTGGCGAGACATGGGAGTCTGAAGGCGAGACCATCGACGACTTTGATTTGGCCGAAAGACGCGAGGCGACGCTGAATGTGCCCGAGGATGTGGTTCTACTCACAGCCGGTGCTGACGTTCAGGATAATCGCTTGGAGGTGTCTGTCATTGGATGGATGCGTGACGATGCGAGCATTGTCCTAGAACATCACACCATATACGGCGATCCAAGCACGCCGCATATATGGAATGACCTCGATGCCATCTTGAAAAAGACCTATGTCACTGAGATGGGTAGAGAAATGGCGATCAGGGCGTCTTGCGTGGACTCAGGCGGTCATTTCACCAATTCGGTGTATAACTACTGCAAGAAGAACGCAGGGCGCAGGATATTCGCCATCAAGGGTGTTGGCGGCGAAGGAAAACCAATATCAGGCCGACCGAGCAAGAACAATGTCGCCAAATGCCCGCTATTTCCGGTTGGCGTGGATACGGTTAAGGACTTGATATTCGCTCGGTTGCGAATCCGTGAGGATGGCCCAGGATATGTGCGATTCTCTGACTCTCTGGATGACGAATACTTCCGTCAGCTAACCGCTGAGAAGATTGTCACGCGGTATCACAAGGGGTTTAAGAAGCGATCATTTGAGAAAATACGCCCAAGAAACGAGGCGCTTGACTGTATGGTGTACGCAATAGCTGCCTATGCTATCATAGGGGTCAATGTCAATGCGTATATTGATCGACGGGACAAAAGAGAGCCAGAGCCAAAGCGCGAGGAGGCGGTGAGTACAATGAATAAGCCGCTATACAGGCCGCAGCAGCGAGGGTTCATTAACTCATGGCGATAGCGTATGAACCTATTTGATCCAGCGAATGCGCCCGAAGGCGAGCCTAAAGAGGTTGTTGTCGGCGATTTTATTCAGTGGAAGCGTTCCGACATTGCGGAAACTTACCCGACATCCGAGGGTTACACCGCTGAATATGTGGCGCGGATCACTGGTGGCGGGGCGAATGAGATAAAATTGCCTCAAGCGGCTGCATCGAACGATACGCGGTATCTGTTCACGGTCGATAGCGCCACCAGCGCCGATTTTTTGCCAGGCTTATATCACTGGCAGCTTGAGATCACGCAAACATCATCGGGCAACCGGCTGGTCGTGGATATTGGTGATTTTACCGCCATTCCCGACATGGATAGCAATCAGGCCGACCCGCGAATCCATGCTGAGATCATGGTGGATAAAATCCAGACGATTTTAGAGGGTAAGGCCGATGCAGATGTGGCCTCATACTCTATCGCTGGCCGGTCGCTGACCAAGATGTCATTCTCGGAATTGGTTGAGGCGCGTGATTATTACCGGCGAGAGGTCGTCAAGCACAACAACGATGAGCTGTTAAAGCGCGGCAAGAATAATGGCGCTTCAATTCTGGTGAGGTTCTGACATGGGCTTGTTCGATTTTGGCAAGAAGAAAGAACCCGAGAAGCCAAAAATGATGAAGCGGAATTACCACGCGGCCAACGCTGGGCGGCTTTTTGCTGATTTCAGCGATTCGGAGCGGTCGGCAGACAGCGAGCTGTATCCAGCACTTACCCGTATTCGGGCACGCGCACGAGACCTAGCAAGAAACAACGAGTATGTGCGTAGGTATTTGAATTTATTGAAAAATAACGTGGTTGGCCCTGCCGGTATTGGCTTGCAGGTTAAATCAACCGACCCTGATGGGTCGCTGGATCAAGAAGGCAATCAAGCGGTCGAGAATGCTTTTAAGTTGTGGGCTAGGCGCGGCAATTGCACGGTCAATGGTTCTATGTCGTTTGTTGACGTGCAAAAACTGGTGATTGAATCGCTGGCGCGTGACGGCGAGGTGTTCATTATCCTGCACAGGGCTAATCAGTTCCACGATACATTCGCTATTGAGGTGCTTGAGGCCGATCAGGTTGATGAGGAAAAGAACGAGAAGCTGCCCAACGGTCATGAGATCAGGATGGGTGTTGAGGTTGACCAGTATCGCAAGCCGGTGGCGTATCATTTCCTGACCAACCATCCTGGGGATTATGACTTTGCCACCAAGATTGGTGTGTCAAAGCACACAAGGGTTCCGGCAAATAAAGTAATCCATATATATCAACGACTTAGAGCGGGCCAGACTCGTGGCGAGTCTTGGTTATCACCGGCGCTTGGTGCTATTAAACAGCTTGACGGGTGGCGAGAGGCATCAATCGTTGCCGCCCGGATGGGCGCTAGCAAGATGGGTTTCTTCACCAGTCCATCTGGCGATGGGTTTGTGGCCGACGATATGCAGGACGATGTGCCTTATATCGAGGCGTCTCCAGGATCATTCCACCAACTCCCAACTGGCGTTGACTTTAAAGCGTTCGACACCGGCTACCCGACGAACGAGTTTGAGTCGTTCCATAAGGCGGTGCTCAAGGGTGTGGCTAGCGGTCTTGGCATTTCTTACGCGGCACTAGCGAACGATTTAGAGGCCACCAGCTATTCAAGCATTCGTCAGGGTGCTCTCGATGAGCGCGACACGTACCGAAATTTGCAAAATTTCCTTATAGATCAGATGGTTAGGCCTATATTTGAGGTCTGGCTTGGGGCTGCAATGGAGGGTAGTTCCTTCGGTATCGGCATGATTAAGTACGAGAAATTCGTTTATTCAGCCGAGTTTAGGGGTAGAACCTGGCAGTGGGTTGACCCGATAAAGGATGCTCAGGGCATGATTCTTAGCCTTCAGGCCGGAATGATTTCAATATCTGACGCAGCAGAGCATTACGGAAAAGATGCGGAGGAGCTTTTTTCTCAAATACAGAGAGATAAGCAGATGTCTGAGCGATTTGGCATCAGCTATGCCATGGAGCCATATGGCACGCAAAAAATGCCGGTGAACCCAGAAGGTTACGAGGATTCAGATAATGCCGACGTACAAGGGTGAAGAAATAAACACAAAACCAACTGACGGAATGGTTGAGGAGGCGCAGCGTGGATTGGAATGGCGTGAAGAATACGGCAGGGGCGGCACTGAGGTCGGTGTCGCTAGGGCTAGGGATATTACTAATCGCCGCAGCCTCTCCATTGATACTGTTAAGCGTATGGCTTCTTATTTCGCACGACATGAAGTCGACAAACAAGGCGAGGGTTTCAGCCAAGGCGAGGATGGCTACCCCAGCGCAGGTCGTATCGCCTGGGCATTATGGGGTGGAGACGCCGGACAGTCATGGGCAAACCGCATCACAGACCGGCTCGATTCACTAGACGAGCGTTCATTTGATGCTCGCCCGTACCCCAACGAACACGCTGCAAGGGTGCGTGATCCTGCGAACTATGATGATTTTCGTAGGATAAACAATGAGTTAGGCGATGGCATTCACATCATCGTAGGATATAATGAGGAAGGCAGCGAAATTCAGTCCATCCGGTTTGATAAAACTATGTGGTCTGAAGATGAAGCTAGACAATGGCTTTCAGACAATGACTGGGAAGTCTTGGAGTTTGAACCGGCCATCGAGGAAAAGGCAATGACTGACGAAATTGAAGTTACGCAAGAAGAAATGCCAGAAGATCGCAAAGCTGACCTTGAGGTTACACACCGCGCAATGCAGCTTGAGGCATCGCCAATCAATGAAGATGAGCGCCGTGTTCGAATCGCGGTGTCATCAGAGGAACCTGTCATGCGTTCGTTTGGCATGGAGGTTTTGGAACATTCAGAGGAGGCCATTGATTTGAGCTTTCTCAATAGTGGACGCGCCCCACTGCTCTTGGATCACGATCCAGAGAAGCAAATTGGCGTAGTAGAATCGGTCGAACTTGACGGCTCGGCGCGGCGGCTCCGTGCGACGGTGCGCTTTGGGAAAGGCGCATTGGCTAGAGAGGCTTTCGACGATGTGGTTGACGGTATCCGGACGAATATCTCGGTCGGCTATGCGGTCAACAAAATGGAGCGCAAGGACAAGGACACTTTTGTGGTCAAGTCTTGGCGACCCCTGGAAGCGAGTTTGGTTGCGATTCCTGCTGATACCCAAGTAGGGGTTGGCCGATCCGCTGAAACACCCGAACCCGTAATTAAGACATCAATTAAGGAGGACGTTATGTCCGAAGTCGATATTGCGGCAGTCGAGGCAGAAGCCCGTAAAGCCGCCCAAAAGAACGCCGCTCAGATCGTTGAGTTAGGCGCTCGTCACAGCCGTTCTGACCTTGCTCAGAAGGCAATCCAAGAAGGCAAGTCAGTTGAGGAGTTCCGTGGTGAGCTGCTGGACGTAATTGGTTCACAGCGCGCCTTGGAAAACACCGATCTTGGTTTGTCACCCGCCGAGAAGAAGCGTTTTAGCATCTTCAACGTGGTGAATGCTTTGGCTAATCCCACCGACCGTCGTGCTCAAGAAGCTGCTGCTTTTGAGTTTGAGGTATCGCGTGCCGCTGCTGAGAAGTATGGCCGTGATCCCCAAGGCATCATGGTGCCTTTCGAGGTGCTGGGCAAACGTGACCTGAACTCTGCTGACGATGCCGCTCTGTTCTCAGACGACTTCCGTGCAGGTGAGTTCATCGACGTATTGCGTAACGCATCAAGCGTAATGCAAGCCGGTGCGCGTATGCTCAACGGTCTGTCAGGCGATGTGAAGATTCCCAAGAAAGCAACGGCTGCATCTGCTGCTTGGATCGACACTGAAGGCGGCGCTGCCACCGAGTCAGAAATGACCGCTGGCACTGTGTCAATGGTTCCTCGCCAGCTTGCGGCTTACACTGACATTACTCGTCAGCTGCGCCAGCAGTCTAGCTTGGACGTTGAGGCGTTGGTGCGTGACGACCTTGCTCAAGCACTCGCTCTGGCGATTGACTTGGCGGCTCTGTCTGGCTCTGGTTCGTCTGGTCAGCCCACCGGTATCAAGAACACCAGCGGCATCAACACCGTTGACTTTGGTACTGCACCTGATCTGGTTCCGACCTTTGCTCAGGTAGTGGCGATGGAAACCGCTGTTGCAGAAGATAACGCATTGCTAGGCAACCTTGCCTACATCATGCCTGCTGCAATGTACGGTGCCCTCAAGACTGTTGAGAAGGCCACCAACACCGCTCAGTTCGTTGTTGAGCCTGGTGGCACTGTCAACGGCTACCGAACTATCGTTTCCAACCAGTGTGCCTCTGGTGATGCTTACTTCGGTAATTTTAACGATCTGTTAGTGGGCCTTTGGTCAGGGGTCGATCTCACAGTGGATCCCTTTAGCCTGTCTACCACTGGAACCGTCCGCATCGTGGCTTTCCAGACCGTAGACGTAGCAGTACGTCACGCAGTGAGCTTCTGCCTCGGCAACGACGGCGGTAGCTAAGTGATACCCCGCCCTTCGGGGCGGGTTTCCTTTTTGGAGGTAGCATGAAGTATCAGGTCATCAAGTCATGCGTTATTGGCGGCAGTCCTAAGAAAGCTGGGGCCGTGGTTGATGTGTCTGACACAGAAGCAAAAGAGCTAATGTCAATGGGCCGGATTGCGCCGCACAGCGAGCCGGTGATTGAAGATCGCTCAGTGGGTTTGAGCGACGAGGATCGGCCACGTAAGCGCGGTCGGCCTAAAAAAGTGAGCTACGAATATGGTTGAGACGGCAGATGATCGCTTGATTATGCTGACAGACTTTGGGGTGGCGGCAACGTATACGCCGTCCGGAGGATCTGCATCGGCGATCACTGTTATTTTCGACAATGAATACATCCCTGTTGATGCTGGCGCGTCTGTTTCATTTGCAATGAATCAACCAAAGGCGATGGCTAGAACGCAAGATATACCAAATGCGGCAGAGGGAGACGCTATTGTGATTGGTGGCGTTAATTACATCATCCGAGTGGTGATGACAGATGGCACCGGCATGACCGAAATTATGTTAGAGGCGCAGTAATGGCGCACGTCAGGAAAAGCATACGCGATAATATCGTGACGACATTGACTGGGTTATCCGCAACCGGCAGTCGTGTATATCCCACACGTGTATACCCAATAGCCGATGCACTGCTTCCTGGTATTGCTATTTACACTCGGTCGGAGGAGGTTCTTAACTCAACGATCACGATTGGCCGCAACCTTGTTCGCACATTGACGGTGGCGGTCGAGGTATACGCCAAAGGCGTAACAGGACTGGATGATACTGTTGACGCTATTGCGTCAGAGATTGAGGTGGCACTGGCTGCCGACGTTACTCGCGGTGGATTGGCAAAAGACACGCGGGTTTTGTCGTTTGAGTCTGACTTCTCCGGTGATCCAGATCAGCCTGTTGGCACTGGCACAATAACCGTTGAGATTGACTATGTTACAATCGAGGGTGCGCCGGAGGTGGCGGTATGATTGAGATGTATCACGGTGAGACGACCATTAAGGTGTTGCCGCATAAGGTCGCCGAGATGGAGCGTAAAGGCTGGTTGATTGCTGGTGAGGAGCCAGTTGAACATATAGAGATTGATTCCGAGGAGGAATTTGAAGATGGCGACTCATAAGGGTTCAGAGGGCATCATTAAGGTGGGCAGCAATGTTGTTGCTGCGGTGCGTTCATATTCGATTGAGGAGACCGGCGATACGGTTGAGGATTCAGTAATCGGCACAACGGCCCGTACTTACAAGCCGACGCTGACATCGTGGACTGCATCAATGGACATCTACTGGGACGAAACAGACACCACAGGCCAAGGTGCGCTGACGATTGGCTCTGAAATTGTAGAGGTTAATTTATATCCAGAAGGTGACACTAGCGGCGACACCTACTACACCGGCTCGGCTATCGTGACTGGTTCATCAATCAGCGCCTCTTTTGATGGCATGATTGAAGGCTCTATTTCATTGCAAGGAACCGGCGAACTTAGCATCACCACAGTGACAGCATGAGCGTTTTAGATAAGGCCAAGAGCCATTACAGGGCGAAGCTGACGGCTGATCCGCGTCCCATTTCGATACCGGAATGGGAAACGGATGCGTTTATTAAGCCAGGCATCAACCTGCACCAGCTCGGCGAGATCATGGAGTTAAGTCAATCAGGCAAGACGGCAGAAGCGATGGCGCTCACGTTGATTTATCGCCTAGTTGACGATGATGGTAAAGCCATCTTCAAGAAGCTGGATAAGACCGAACTAATGAAATCGGTTGACCCTGACGTTCTTGCTCGCATTGTTGGCGAGATCAATGCGTCAGACCCGTCTGAGGACGACATCGAGGGAAACTAAAGGCCGACCAAGACCTTCAGTTCAAGTATTATTTGGCTGAACTGCTAGGCAAAACGGTCGGCGAAGTTTACCAGATGGACATTCGGGAATATCTAGGCTGGGTGGCGTGGTTCAAGCTGAGGAAAGAGAACGATGGCACGGACAGATTATCGCCTAGACATAACCGCAACCGATAAGACCGCTCGGGCATTTCAATCGGTTCAGCAAAGGCTCCGCACCATGCGGCGGGGTATCAACGACTCTGTAAAAACCATTGGCAAGATAGGTATTGGCTTTGCGACTGCTGGGGTGGCTGCAACAACGGCTCTGGTCAAGATGCGAATGTCGGCCATTGATAACCTTGCCAAGACAGCCGACAAGCTAGGCACCACCACAGAGGCGCTCAGAGGGCTTCAACACGCCGCAGAACTGACCGGTGTCGGCACTGACACCATGAACATGGCTTTGCAGAGGATGACCCGTAGGGTCGCTGAGGCGGCTATAGGCACGGGCGAGGCCAAGGGTGCGCTCCAAGAACTCGGACTAAACGCCATCCAGCTTCAAAAGCTACCGCTCGACGTTCAAATGCAAAAGATCGCTGGGGCGATGGGTCAGGTTGAGAACCAGTCTGACCGCGTACGCTTGGCGATGAAGCTGTTTGACTCCGAAGGTGTGGCGCTGGTGAACACCCTTGCTGCGGGCGAGGACGGTCTAAAACAAATGGCCGTAGAGGCCGAAACCCTTGGGATGGCTATCAGCCGAGTGGACGCTGCACAGATTGAGGCGGCAAATGACTCGGTTACTCGGGCGCAGGGCGCTTTTGAGGGATTCGCCAATCAGCTAACAGTGGCCCTGTCGCCAGCTATAAGCGAGGTGGCGGCGAACTTTTATCAGGTGGCGCTTGATACTAATGAGGCTGGAAACGTCGGCCAGAGGGTCGCTGAGACGCTATTCAAGGGCTTTGGTCATGTAGCTAATGCTGTCAAAGGCATCAAGATCGTCATCATGGGCATCCAGCTTGCCTTTGCGAAGTTTGTGCAGATATTCCTCACCGGGTTGATTAAGGTCGGTCATGTGATCGATATGGTGATAGGCAAGTACAACCAGCTTGCTGAGATTCTTGGCAGAGAGACCATTGATCTCAATGTTGCTGATAGCGTTGCCGGTCTAGCTGATGCCTTTGGACGCCAAGCGGAAGAAATAAGAGGCCGTATATCTGAAGCACTGAACGAGCCGCTGCCATCTGAAGGCATTATGGAGTGGTTCAATGATGTCCAGATGAAGGCAAGGGAGACGGCTGAAGTTGTGGCGG